TGATTATACAGACAACATGCGTGATACAATGATTAAAGACTTTGAATCTTACAGGGGTAAATTTAAATTTTGTAATATGACAGATAAAAAATTTATGAAAGAGAATGCAGACTTCTCTATACAGTATGTGTTGGTTCACTTTGATGGACCCCATATGACTAAAGATGTATTGACTGAAGCTATCTTCTTTGCTGACCGATGTGCACCTTTTGCCAGGTTTATCTTTGATGACTACCCTAAATATAATATGCAGCTAATTAGTGATTGCTTAAAGCCTTATGGCTTCAGCGTCATGGAACAAGGACAAAATAAAATATGCCTAGAAAAACAGAACACATAATCGATATACCAACCTTTCAGAAGTATTGGATCTATGACAAACCTTATGGTCATGACATAGTCATCTACGCTGATACCGGTAAGACCACGATACAATGTAGATGGACTAATAGAAAACGAGGACCAATGGGGAGAGTAACTGAGGATGCCGTACAAGGATCCAAGACATCCAAATAGAGCTATCTCTGATTGGAAATATAGAAACACAGAAAGAGGATTTGTAATGAAAGTTATTACTTCTAAGTTTAGACCAAGCTCTACAAAGTGGAGACCGACTATTGATAAGAAAGAGATGTGGAGATCTTACATGAATCATCTCTCTGATATGAAAAAGAAACATCCTAAGACCGATGGTAGATTGTGTCGGTATTGTGAAAAACGTATTACATTTAAGTCTAAGATGGGTACCCGTGGTACGGGCTATCAAGGACGTGGATCTCAGATTAAAACTAATCTGTCTCTCGATCGCTGGGATCCTAGAATAACTTATGAGACGCCTAATTTAATTTGGTGTTGTGTCGGTTGTAATGATAGAAAGAGAGATAGTACTCCCGATGATTGGGATAACTTTAAACGAATAGGAGAAGAAGATGTCAGCTAAATGGAATTGGAATAAATGTTTTACCTACCCTAGAAGTAAGAGACAAGTGCTCGAGGGCCTACGTCATTACGACGTGGTGGATGGATTGTTACCAAGTGTTACAACGATCTTGTCAGATACTAAATCTGAAGAGAAACTTGCGTCGCTACAAAGATGGCGTGAACGAGTAGGACAGGATGAAGCCACGAGGATCACGGACCAAAGTGGACAGCGAGGTACGATCATGCACAACTACCTTGAAGGGTATCTAAAGGGCCAAAATAGACTAGATCTAAGCCCCGTAGGCGTTACTGCAGGTGGTATGGCAACAAAAGTCATGGAAGAGGGTGTATTTGACAAACTCACTGAAATTTGGGGCTCTGAGGTGGTTTTATTCTACCCTGGACTTTACGCAGGTCAGACAGATGTTGTGGGTATTTATGAAGGTGAACAATCGATCGTCGACTTCAAACAATCTAACAAACCAAAGAAGAGAGAATGGATTGATGACTACTTCATGCAATCAGCAGCTTACGCCATAGCACACAATCAAATTTATGGCACTAACATTACAAAAGGAGTGATATTGGTATGTACTCCTGACCTATATTTCCAAAGATTTATTGTTGAGGGGGCTGAATTTCAAGACTATGCTAAGCAGTGGTTAGCAAAAGTGGCACAATTTTATGCAAAGAGGCAAGAAAAAGGCATAAAAGATACAAGAACAATAGATTTATTTCAGGGTAAATAGAAAAAATTTTTTACGTTGACCCAAAATATCTGCTACAATGCTACAATTACAAAAAAGTATTGGTATACAACAATAATAATACTGTTTTTTGTAACAAAGTGCTGCTACAATGGTGCTACAGCTGCTACAAACCCCGACGCGCGCAGGGGAAAAAGGTTTTTAGAAAAAGTCGTCTAGTGAAAAAAGGCTATGGATGGTATATGGAGTGATGAGAAGAAATAAGAAATCAAAATATAAATATGCAACTATTAATAAAAAGCGTTATTATTTTTATACTGTCCGTTGGGTTGACATTTGCGGAGACTCCGGACACGCCACCAAAGAAGAGTTCGATAAATTTGAACCTGCTTATATGGTTAGTCATGCCTATGTGTATAAACGAACAAGTAAATATTTGTACACCTTTTCGAGTTATGATGAAAAAGAGGAAGTCTTCTCAGACAGAAACATCTTCCCAATCGGATGCATTGTTAAACTAGAAAAAATATTACTCTAATATCTCTGCGTCTTCGACTCCGGCAAAGATTTTGCCATATCTTCTTAATGATTTTTTAACCTTACTATCTAATTCCTCATCACTTAGATCAGAGACATTCTTGTGTAGGTGCATACTTCTATCTATGTATAAGCCACCTGCTTTTCCACGTGCAACTTCAGCATTGGTAGCTGCTGTCCACGCTTTGTTTTTTCTGGACTCATCTCTAAGCTGACCCAGTTCTTTCAGATGAGATTCATAAGTTATCTCATACTTCTTTTGAAGTTCAGCTCTTAGCTCTCCTATGTATTGAGTTACTAGAGGGTATTTATCTTCATTCTGTAATCTACTTGCATGCATATAAGCTGAGTCTTCTGCATAGCCAGCTTTCTTAGCACAATCAGTAGCAGTCATTCTGCCTTCATTGTACACCAATAATTGGGCAAATTTTATTTGCTGTTCTGTTAATTTTTTTGGTACTCCTGCCATATATTGCATTATAATTTTTATTGGGTATATTGCAACCTATGTTAAGTGGAAAGTTATTAAGACAGATATTAGATAAAATGCTCACAAATTCATCCGTAGCCAAGGAGGCTAGAGTTCAAATTGTAGACCCGAAGGGTAGATTCTATGATGTGACACAGATCCGTCTAGCTGAAAACAAGCTGATTGGAGTCAGAGAATCACATAGAATTATAATGACTATAGCTGAAGAAAAGGGTTGGAAAATGGGTAAGGTTGTTAAGCTAAAAGACTAACAACTTATCCTGAATAGATGCATAAAAATGAAACAAAATTTTGGCATCAAATTAAGAATGCGGGGTGGAAAATTTCGTTTACTCGTATTGAAAATAGCGCCTCTCATGGTACTCCGGACTTGTTATGCCAGAACGAAAACCATGTATTTTTTACCATCGAATTAAAGCTAAGTTTGGATAAGAAGATAAGGTTTAGTCCGCATCAAATTTCGTACCATGTACGACATCCTGAGAATACATTTATCTTGCTAAAGACCCTCGGTCCTTTAGCCATAAAACTTTATGAGGGGAAGGATATCCTTGAACTTGTGGCCAAGGGCCATGAACCGCTTGAGCCTGTCGCTTGCGGACTTGAGGCCTGTGGCTTGTGGCTCGAGCGCCTCGGTTCTTGCGCCTAGCGCTTGTGGGCGGGTCCCTCCCAAAACTGGGGGAAGGTTTTTTTATTACACATCTTGGACAAAGCCTGAATCATCGTGGACCGCTTTGCCTTTGGCATAGAGGCCCGCAATGGTATTCCTCGGATCGATAAAACGGAGGTCGGAATTATCGGCGTTGGTTACTTTGTAACCGTGGAATTTTTTTGGTAGCTTCTTAGATCTAAACACGGCTGAAATATTTCCGCCACGCTTCAGGACGTAAAGCGCTTTTTGCTTGTTATCTTCATTCAGTGAATACGTAACATGGTAATTTTTAGGAAGCTTATTATTAGCCCATAGCAATGCGCGCTTGTAAATTTTTGTATAATCATAAAATTGCACTTCAGGAAATTTTTCCATAATGCCGAAGCGCTCCCAGTTGACGTCACTAGTCCCATTCAATCGCACCGCTGGCCGGTAGCCTTGACGCTTGCACCTCTCAGCAAATAGCCGGATCTCCTTCTCCAGCTGCTGCAGGAATGCTGCGCGGTCCTTCATAAAATATAATGTTTTATTTATTCTCCCACGTTGTACAGTTTTCATTTGACCGCGTCCCGCTGTGTTTAGGCATGCTGCCTTGCATCCAGCTGACGCCATCGGACAAACGTTAAAACCTGAGCTCGAAGCTGGGGCCAGATATAAAATGGCCGTCTTCCATCCGTAACGCTGTCCCTTTACGGTTTTAGAATTATTGTCAAAATTTAAAAGTCTTTTTGCTCGGTACATGTAGCTTATATAGGATATTAAAGGACCTTTGTCAACGGTTAAATTTTTTTTTTCTGGGATAAGTGCTTGTGGGCGGGACCCACCCAAAAAAAAAATAAGTTTGGCCAAGCGACAGAGTGTATACATTTTTCACTAACCGTCGCTAGTCGATCGCTTGACCCCAGATCCTACTACCGAAATGCATTTCGTATCGTTGTACAAATAGTAGGATCAGGGCTCAATGGTCAAGCCCCGCCCGCTAGGGCAGAGCGCAATGTTATTTCAGGCTTGACCCCAGATCCATTGACAGTGACCGCGCCTGCGTGCGCATCGGTTTTGGCTAGCCCTAGCTGTGCCAATGGATCAGGGCTCAAGTTTGGCCAAGCAAAGTTACTGGTTATGGTATCTTACCCCCATAACCCTCCCTAAAGCCCTGTTACTTGACCCCAGATCCATAAGTAGTGCTTCGTTGTGCACATCCTCCAAAGCATTTCAACTCTTATGGATCAGGGCTCAAGTTTTATTAATATATACACTTGACAATCATTTGTCAATAGGATAATCCTATAAATTAATAAAACAACAAAGGAGGCCAAATGGCAAAAACAATGACGAAATATCAACTAGACCACTTTAAGTCTAAGGTTAAAAGAAATTTTGACCCTATGATTGAAGAGCAGGAATTGTTGGTAAAACAATATAGAGCTGAAGCAACTGAAAAGATAGTCGGTAAGCTAGCCAAAAAAATGGGCGCTGATAAAATCTTAGATGAATTCAGAAAGGCCGAAGCTACACTGAAGAAGGCGCAAGACAAAGCGCGTACTTTCTTCAAAAAGAAAGCGAAAGAAAGCGAAGATAAGAAGAGTAATTTTAATAGATATCGCTTTGAAGAGCAGGAAAGACTATCACTAGACGATTGCGAAGCTCAATTAAAAGACTGGGCGCGTGATCTTGTTGATCGTGAAATAAGAAGACGACCTGAAGGAATGAAGCTCAAACAACTTGAAGACTTGAAAACAAGATCAATAGATCAAGTCATGGAAAGCGGAACGCCTGAAGAGTTAATCAAGCAACTAGACCAAACAACCAAGAAGATTGGTATTGCGTGGGTTGTTGATACTTCCAAAATAAAACAAATATCAAACTAAATAAAAAAGGGGGCGAAAGCCCCCTTTTAATTCAAGTATAAAAATACAAGATAAATACACCTGCTAAAAACATAATTACAAAATC